AGAATCATGACAACAGAACAGAAGGAACAGTTACGCGAGGTGTTAATTGATTACCTACAAGTGCTGACAAGTAACATTCCACTATATAATACAGTGGCTCAAGGCAATAAAATCGCTCAAGTCCGACTACTACTAAGAGAGGTGGCGTAATGGCTACATATGATGTGAAGGTAAGTGTTACTTATTTCTATGAAGTGCAGGCAGATAGTGACGAAGAGGCAGAGAAGCAGGGCTGGATGTATGAAGACTATGCTCACTTTGCTGAGGTAGAGGACATCTCTGTGAGTGAACAAGAAGAAGATGAAGATGAAGATGATGAAGAGATTGAGGTAGATGATGAGTAACTATGGCATACGAGTTAAATATGAAGAATGGCTTTACATTGACGCTGAATCAGAAGAAGAGGCAATTGAAAATGCATACCGATGCACCATAGATAATTATGGGCAGAAGTATGCAGACCATGCAGATTATGCGAGTGAACAGGAGATATCATCATGAGTTATGAGCCACCATTAGAGGATGATATAGCCTTAGGTAAAGACGAAGAAGAAGATGATGATGGATATCAAGAGCCAGATAGGATGTGGGGAGATGATTAGTGCCATACAGGGCAACTGCACAGGGGATAGCAACCCTGATGCATGGTTCCCAGAACTATCGCGGGGCAACCCGTCCGATACTAAAATGTTGGCATTAGCCACGGAAGTACGTCGTGCTATTGGTGAGTGCTACACATGCCCTAATCAGGCAGTATGCCTTGAAGAAGGGATGCAACCTAAAAACTTGTCATATGGCATCTGGGGTGGTAGACTTGCAGGTGAAAGAATACTTATGGCAGATGAACAAGGCATTGATTACATGGTTGACGGCCGAACGGGAGGCGTAACGCACTCTCGAGGCATCAGCAAAGGTTCTGTAGTAATCAAGGAAGATGAGAGAGTAACTATTGAAGGAAAAAGAAATGCGCTTGGATTCTTAAGAAAGATAAGACCATGGATTGAGGTGTAGTATGAACAAGAAACTGATTGTACTTTTTGTTGTTGTTGTAGCATTGTACATTTTCAACAGTCGGCTTAGCCCGCCAGAAGATAAACTTCCAGTAGATAGGGTATGGGTAGTCGAAGACAGCAAGGCGTATGCTCATGATGTTGTATTAGAATGGGCTAGTAATCAGTACGAATGTTTGGACAAACTCTGGACGCAGGAATCCAACTGGCGGTCAGAGGCATACAACAAGGTAAAGGTAATGGGTAAGAACGCTGGCGGTATACCGCAGATATTAGGGCTAGACCCTAGGACACCTGCACCAGTACAGATTGACAGAGGCTTCGCTTATATCATGCACAGATACGGCACACCTTGCATGGCATGGAAGTTTCACGAACGGAAAGGTTGGTACTAGTGGCTAGTTATGAATACAAGTGTGATAACGATTCGGAGTTTGTCGTTGTCACTAGAGGTATGGCTGATGATGAAATCATACCTTACTGCGATACATGTAATGACCCCATGATTAGGGTGTACTCCGCACCACCAGTCAAGTTCAATGGCTCAGGCTTTTACTCAACAGGAGGATAAATGGGAATAACATACTCAGAAGAAGAACAAGCACTGCGAGATAAATTAATATCTCAGATTGAGGAACAGATGACAACACTTAGCGAAATACTGACAGAAAAAAATGAAGAATAGCGATTGGGACTTAGACCTTAGAGCAGGTGAAACAGGAGAGAGTAAGGTCGCAGATTTGCTTTCTCTTGACACTGTCGAAGTCAAAACTGATAGACGTTGGTACGAGACTGGTAATATCTACATTGAAACAGAGTGTTACTATGTAAAGTCACAGAGTTGGGAGCCGTCAGGTATTCGCGTTAGTAAGGCAACGCATTGGTCATATGTACTAGAAGATTCGGTACTTATAGTTCCATTATATAGATTGAAAGAAGCAGTATGGGAGATTGGCAAACCAATCACATGCGATATTCCACCGAATCCATCGAGGGGATATCTAATTAAACCTACTGCACTACTCGAACATATTAGGACGGCACGTGCTAAAGAGATTGCAGCGCACGAAGCATATGAACTCTATAACTCAGAACAGGACAAGATATCTGAGACTATTTATTAAGATACTATCGCCTATCATTGTACCACTACTCATCATCGGGTTCTTCTATATGCTCTGGTTGTTCGTCGTCTACGGAAGTTACTGGCTTAGCGATATCCTTGTCTAAGTATGGTCTGTAACCACCAATACGATTGATTAACTTCTTGATGGCACGATTGTGCCTCATGCGAGCAGCATCCTCACTACCTATCTCCATTTCTTTGGCGATAGCAGCGTAATCCAGGGACTCAGCATGCTTATAGAACAAGACAGTCCTATCGTCTTCGTTTAATTTAATGTATGCTGCTTTAATTTCGACCATCATCGCCATCATGTTACCGCCCTCTGATGGTGCTGGTGGTCGCCCTGTTTTACCAAGGTTAAGTATAGGCATTACAGTAAAATCATCACGTAAGATTGCAGGCAGTAATGCCTCAACCATATCTGGTTCGTAGTAAAACAAATCTGAGGGTTCATAGCCAACTGATTTGGCTTTCCAAGCCTGACAATAATCTAATGCTTGATTGCGAAGCGAACGATAGATTAAATTCTTAGCATCCTTATGACCGATTGCTTCCCATTCATCTAACTTATTGGGGTGCTTGAGGAACCACTCATACAATGATTGTTGTATGTCTTCTCGTTCAACCATGTCATACTTCTTATGGTATTCATCGGAGACATGAGCGATTACATAATCCCAAGGCTCAATACGGTCCCAAGGTAACATCATCGGCCCCACACCCTACCTTCTACAATGAATGAACCATCTCTTGCAATTGGGATTGTTACTGGAACTACTGTTCGACCATCAACATACAACATACCGAAACCTTGTTGCCATGTGAATAATCCACCCTTGATATACTTTGCATCTTTATAGCGCATCAAGTTACCAACTTCCATACCCCATACTGTCTGAGGCGTTGAAGTCCCATAGGCTTGAGTATGATGTGCTAATCCCATGCGGTGCGTATGTCCACACACCACTGACTTACCTGTGCGCATGGCTAAACCAAGGGCTGTAAGCCCTCCAGTGGACTTCATAGCGCCTTCATCACCATGCATGAGTAACCAGTTAGGTGCTAACTCATAAGGCTTCTCATGGTATATAGCACCAATATCTGGTAAGCGTAGGAACTGTGGTAAGTCCAACTCGGGTAGCCCGAGCAAACCAGGAGCACGCATCATCACTGTATTATATAGTCGGTCCGTGTGGTTAGACCGAATGATGTGCTTGACCTTGAGTGATTCGAGTACCCGAGTTGTCTCGTCCCTGTCCCTACCAATAGAGCGTTCATACTCTAGTGGAGTTCCCTTTGACCATTTAGAAATAGTCTGCATATCCATTTCGTCTCCAACGGATACTACTTCGGTTGGCTTGTAAGCCTTGATGAAAGCAGCAAGGTTGGCAACGGCACGCTTATCGTGATAAGGTACTTGTAAATCGGACACGCAGACTATAGTTTTCATGGCTTCTTTTTAACCGCTTTCTTAGTAGTTTTCTTAGCCGTAGGTTTAGCGCGACGCTTGTTCTCTAATGCCACATTATCTTTCTTCTTTAAGACACGAAGGTTAGAGATGCGGTCGTCGCCTGCTCTACCCTTGTTATTCTTGTGGTCTACTTCTGAATCTTTTGGTAGGGTCTTACCCGTTACCTTCTCATAATCAATACGAGCCTTGTTGCTAGAAGTAGTGGTAGTTGTACCATCTTTTTTCTTACGCTTAAAAACATAGATTGGTCTACCGCCGTTTTGCTTACTGCCTTTGTATGGTCCAAAGATTTTCATTCGTTATCCCATTGTCCTCTCAGTACTAACAATCCGATGATTGCATAGTTTGCCATATCCTTGAAAGAATCCTCAAGCGATTCGTGCTGAGGTCCTTTGTTTGTGTCGAATAAGTTATTGATTCGTGCTAGTTTGTCGTGCATTCTCACGCGTAGTCCATTGATAGCACCGCCAGGGGCTTGTGATATATTCTTTGGACCATAGTCTTGATGCTTGCTAATGAGGAGTTGTGACAACTCATAGACTGTATTACTCAAATGAGTTTCTAAATGTAACTCTCTTGTTACTTCTTTGTTCACTTATCCTCCTCTAGTAGTTCTTTTAATTCGTCATCTATATCTGACATGTGCTCATGAATGATTGCATCCTCGACCAACTTCTTCATTAGGCCTACGTCTGATTCTGCTGCGTACAGTGTCCCGTAAGTCAGTTGGGTAATGGCTCGTATCTCTTCTGGGTTATCAGCCTTATCAAAGAGTTGACGCAGTAGGCTTCCAAGTAGTAACCTGTATCCATTAGGGAGTACAATCTCAGGATTGAATTCTTCTTCTTCATTGTCGTCAATCATGTGGTCAGTCGCCTCGAAAATGTTATCAAAGTGTTGTCCGCATACTGCGCATGGTGGAATGTCAATCAATGTTTAGCCCCATTTTTTCTCTAATGAATTGCGCTCCATGTCGAATGTAAGCACTGTTAACATCTTCTCCGTCTCCGAAGGTGACTGTTGTGACTGGTAATTCTCTTGATAAACTTGCCGCAAACTCACGCCCTGGGGCATCACCATCGGCAAAGACGAAGACTCTTTCAAAGTCTGCAAGTAATCTTGTATAGTGCTTCTTCCATGAGTTCGCTCCAGGAACGCCAACGCAGGGAATTCCAACCAACTTAGACATAGTAAGCGTGTCAAGTTCTCCTTCGCAGACACCAATCCAGTCGCCTGCAATTTCAATATCAAGTACGTTGTACATGCGAGTATCAACCCCGACCATGCCCATATACTTGGGTTCAACAGCAGGGTTAAGAGAGCGAAAGCGCAGGTCAACGACACCAGTCTTAGTGATGTACGGAATGCTAAGTCTTCCCGTGTACTGTTCATGTCCAGGCTCAGGCTCCCCTACTACGCCTAATCGCGCCAGACGTGCTACTTCCCTTGTTATTCCCCTGCTTGCTAGGTAATCTTCCGCCAGAGAGATGCTTTCCGCGTACTTGCTGGTTGCTCTCCCCAGTAATTCCTTCTGCGATAGACTTTGCTTCACGTATATCACACCTTTCCTGTTTAGCAATTATTTGAATGCTATTGCCTTGCATACCACACGCGAAGCAATTAAAAATGTTCTGCCTTGTATTAAAACTTGCACTTGCATGACTATCATTATGGAATGGACATTTGATATTGACTTGACCAGATGCTCGAGTAATGTTAGCACCGTAGTGTTTCAACACTGCTACTATGTCTGGTAAATCATCCACCAAATACATCGCCTAACCTTAATACTAGATATGAATCCGCTATTGATTTTCCTCGAGCCTTGATAAGTACCGCAGGGAGGACTGACTCACTGTCGATACCCCTTGCTTCCGCATAATGTTTTGCTTCGATTTGAGCCTCTTTTGTCCAACCGCTGAGGTCAATACTATTACCCGCTCCTGGGGCCTTACATTCGATAACCCCAATTGAACCAAGGAAGTCTTTGCGGACAACAACGTCTCCCTCATCTTTTGCACCTGTTCGAGCAAGTCGTTCACTATCGTATCCATTTGCTCTAAACCAGTCGCGGATGTCGGTTTCATACGTCGCACCTCTAGCCTTGTGACTTTTCCTTGTTGTCATCGTTATCCTCAAAGTTAGGTAGTTCTAGGTTTTCGATTGAACTGCGTAATGACTCTTCAAACTTAGATGTGATTGCATCTGCTGCATCTTGCCACCCCTGTACGTATGCTTCTTGCTTCATAATCTTTAATGTTTTTTCCATTAACATAACCTCTCCTAAACATTCTCTGGTATATCATCGATGTACATATATTCTGGATTGAACGCAAGCCATGTCATGAGTGTTCCGTTTGCATCTGCTCTTCCATAGCGATTCTTGACTGATGCAACGCCCATTGATGTGCCAACAGTTCCAAGTGTACATATAAGCGCAGGGAGTTGAGAGACTTTTCCTTGAATAGCACTTCGCGGTTGACAAGGATTCCCTGGAACTGCTTCCGAAGTGTGATGTAATACGACAATCGCTGCATTAGTTGCTCTCGCAAGGTACTTCAACTCCTTCATAATGGCTCGCATAGATGCGAACTCTTCGCCACCATCAGTGGCAACATCCATAAGGTTGTCCAAGATAATGAGTGATGGGCTACATCCCCACAACTCCTCAAAGGCTTGAACTTCCTCATCGATATCTTCTAACGTTGGTGAGGATTCGAACGACCAGATTATATGACTTCCTTTTTGGAGGACTGCTTTCGTCCAACCAACATCAGTATTAAGTTTCTGTTCTACATCTGACTGACTCTTCCCCGAAATCATAGATGCTAAACGCATAGCCATCGTGTGTGCATTGGTATCTGCTGAGATGTACAATGTTGGCACGTTGGTCTTGAGTGCAAGTGCTAGAGCAAGGGTAGATTTTCCTGCTCCTGGCGCACCTGCAAACATAGAAACTTCTGAACGACGTATAATAATCTTGTTCTGTTCAAATGCTCTAAATGAACTAGGAAGGGGTTCCCCTCCAATTGAGGCACGTCCTACTGAGCGTACTAGTGTTCTCACTTGTTCCCCTCCTAGTTAATTTAAAATGGAAATTGTTCTGGTACTAGTTGACTGGCTTGCATTGGTCCGCGCCCTGAGGCATCGGACAGACCCACATCGCGTATGGATTCCCCGTCTTGCTGGAGATTCCCGACTTGTACTTGCGAGGTCCGTGTTGGCATGTTGGTCCACCCTGTACTGGGGTTGCTGGAGCCATAGCGGACGGAGCCTGCGCCTGGGGTGGAGCGAAGTTCGTGGATTGCCCTGTGCCTACTGTTGTAGGCGCTGTCCCCAAAGGGGCTACGTTGTATGCACCAACTACCAAACGCTGAACTGCAGCAATCTGAGTTGAATAGTCGCCAACACCTTCGAGTAGAACACTTAGTTCATCGCTGGTATTAGCACGGATGTTAATCATATCCCCTGATGGGGTCTTATATGATACTTGTAACTTCCAGTCTTCGGCCATTTATTTATCCTTCTTAATAGAGAATTGGCAGTACTCGGTAAGCCCGCACATGTACTGACAACTGTTTGTGTTGGGCAAGAATAACGCAGCCTTACGGGCTTTGTCAAATGTTTCTAT